AGCTCAAGTTCTAAGAGTTCAAGCTCAGTAAGCTCAAGTTCAAGCTCATTAAGCTCAAGCTCAGTAAGCTCAAGTTCAAGCTCAGGATCAAGTTCAAGCTCAGGATCAAGTTCAAGCACAAGTTCCAGTTCTGTCAGTTCCAGTTCATCCAGTTCCAGCGTGAGCAGTTCTTCGTCTTCTTCTTCTACTTCGGAATCGTCATCTTCGTCAAGTTCATCCTCTGTTAGTTCGTCAAGTAGTTCTTCAAGTTCGCTATCTTCTTCAAGTTCAAGCTCCAGCGTGAGCAGTTTTTCATCTTCTTCTTCGTTATCGGTTAGCTCAAGTTCAAGTAGCTCTAGCCTGAGTTCTTCATCTTCTTCTACATCGTCAAGCTCAAGTGAGTCAAGTTCAAGTTCATTAAGTTCTAGCCTGAGTTCCAGTTCAAGTGAATCAAGCTCAAGCTCCAGTAGATCATCCAGTAGCTCTAGTTTTAGTGGATTAAGTTCAAGTTCAAGTTCGTCAAGTACCTCAAGTTCAAGTTCTTCTTCATTATCTTTTTATCCTCCAGGTGGTGGTGGAGGAGGATATAGAAAACCTGAATGGAGATGGTTTGATATTTCGTCATCCTCAAGTTCTTCATCTTCATCAATGTCTAGTTCAAGTTCGCTATCGTCATCGTCCAGCGAATCAAGCTCTTCATCTATATCTTCATCCTCATCTTCAAGTACTCTGGTTGTTAAGGTTTCTGTACCTCAAGGATGGTATAATACACCAGTAATAATTGTAAGACAAATGGATGAAATTAGTGAAGAAGTAAATATAGAAGTTACTTTAAATGAAGAAGAGGATATAAAACTAAAATCATCATTTAAGGCTTTGAATAATGAAATAAATATAGGTATAAAATTATTAAAGCCATTAAAGAAGATAAAAACGATAAAAATTAAATAAAATTTATAAATATTAATGAAAGCCTATAATTAGGAGATTGTAAAATGAAAATAAAATTAGATGAATCCAGAGTGTTAGAATTTAAAATTGATACAAGTAGTGGAGTAGCATTAGAGGATCTTCAAGGATATCTTAGATTTAATGTAGCAGGAATAGAGTATGGGTTTCCTGCTATAGTTGAGGGTGATTTATTCAAAGTAGAAGTTCCAGCTTTTAAGAATGTAGTAAATTCTAAACTAACAGAATCCCTATCAAAAAATAAAGAACTTATTGTAAAGGGAAGATTAGATGTTATTGCCAATAAAAACGCATATGTTGTTCCTTGGCAGGGAGATGTAGATATCGAAATTCCTATTACAATGAATGTTAGTGAAGGTGGCACTTTGGATGAGAAGAAAAAGATTACCGTAGTTAGTGATCCAGACAAAGATGGTATCATAGATGCATTTAACGATGTCTTTAATCCGAAAGAAGAGAAGGTAAGTAAATTCAAAGATATTTTAGATGTAAAAGTGGAAGAAAATGAAGAAGAAGAAACAGTAAAAGAAGAAGAAGAAGAAGCTCCAGAAGAAAAGGAAGAGAAAGTTACTAAATCTCGTTTCGCTCAATCACTAGAAAAAGCTTACGTTAAGGAGAAATAATATGCCAGTTCCGAAACCTAAAAAGGGTCAAAGTAAAAATCAATATATGGATACTTGTATGCATGAGATCAGCAAGAATAGCGATAAAGATCAAAATCAACGTGTAGCTATTTGTCTAGGCACATGGGGAAAAGCAAATGAAGAAGAAGCCATATTGAATAAGTTCGATTTATTTTTAACAGAAGAGAAAGCATGTCCAGAAGGTGAGAAGTACTGACCTGTCAAGGGAGAATGTGTACCAGTTGGTACAGGAAAAAGAATGAGAAAACGACAAGGCAATGGTAAGGGTATGCAGGAATCTGTAGCAGTAGCAGAAGATGGAATCTTGGATGCTCTGGAATACGGACATATGAGTAAAGATGAAGTATTCAAAATGATTAAAAAAGAATACGGTTTAAAAAGACATGAATTTAATATAGCTTGGCAGGGATTACAAGCTGATGCAGACATTGTTTCCGTTGGAAATAAAAAATATAAAAGAGGATAATATGACTATATCTATATTAGAAAGGATAGACAAGATATTAATTAATGAAGGAGCCACTAAATATATCTCTGTTAAAGATTTACCTGATTGGGTAAGGAGAACTTTAGGAAGGGGATTTAAAAGAGATGTAGAAGTAGAAATTGGAGAAACCGTAAGGACTGGTGGTAATTGGCATGATGCTAATGTTATGAATGTATATCTTTATAATAAAGGAAAAGTAGCTCATCAATCCGCTATTGGTGGTCAATCTCCTTGGGATACTTCGAATCAATCACAAGTTAAAAAAGGATTTGAAACCAGACTTAATAAAGATAAAATGATTTTAATAACCAACTCTTATCCTAAATCCGCAAAACTTTATGTCCATCCAGACGCTATGATAAAGTCTTTAGACGAACCAAAACAAAATATAACAGATGAAGAATATATGGTTCTAGCTATCACTAGAGGACTTAAAGCCAGTTATGCAGGAAGACCTTTGAGAAAAGATACAGCGGAAGAGTATGGAATAAATTATGAAATGACTATAAAGCAATTAATTTCTAAAGGACTTGTTAACAGAAACGGAGCAATTAATAAAAACGGTAAAAATGCTCTTGCTTCTGGATTTAACGATGCCTTTGTAAACTATGAAACATTAGCTAGAAAGTTTGGCATGAAATCAAAAAAATATGGATGGTAATATGACTATATTAAAAAGGATAGATAAAATATTAATTGAAAGCAAAATGAATCAACTTCATGTTGCCATACAAGAATTATTAAAGAAGAACCCTAAACCAAGTGATAAAGAAATGAAAGCACTTGCTAGCAAAATGGGAATCCCTGTAAATCAATTTAAAGAATACGTCAAGATGGTTAAAAATAGTTAGTTTACAAATGCTTCAAAATGAGGTAGAATATGGATATTCTTAATAGAATAGATAAATTACTAGGAGATCAAGCTATGACCGCTGGTAGTGGAGCAACTACTACAGCTAACGTAGCTATTAATACTGCTAAAGGACATATAGATGTTGTGAGTGGTCAATGTCCTAAAGGCCAAAGGTATGATAAGAATAAAAAAGTATGCGTACCTGTAACAGATGAAATGTCTGTAGTTGGTGGATCTTACATAGCTGGAACAACCGTTAATATTATCGGGTCGGGGCAAACCAGAGCATGGGGAGTCAAGCGTGGTGATGGGCCACAAAGAGGAGGAGAAAGAGGAGAGATTACAGACTTAGATAGGAAAAATAAAAAAGAAGTAATGAGTGCTGATGCAACAATAGAAAACTTAGGCAGAAGGGGCTTAAAGTTTAATCATATCTTAGGTGCTTACGTGCCTAGTCAATGGGAGCAAAACTAATGGATAATGTAGACAAGTATATGAATGAAGGAAAAATTGAAGAAGCAAGTAAAACATATAAAAGCCTTGCTGATAGAATTAAAAGAGCTAATTCAGCTAAAGAAATTACAAAAGTATTGAATGACGTTAAGAAAGCAGTAGAGCAAAAAGAGGTAAGTCAAAAAGAAGCAATCAAAATTGCCGATTTAGCAGATGATAAATTGGAGGATATATAATGGATCTTATAGAAAAATATTTAGATAAAACTAAAAAAGTTCCAGAGTATCAAAAAGGAAAAGGAAAAAAGAAAAAACTGCCTACTTTAAAATATCTAAGAAGTATTTTTGGGGATGACGTAATAAAGGATTTAAAAAAGGGTGTGGATTATGAATGATATATTAGATAGACTAGAAGTAGAAGAACTAATCCAAGACACTAAAGAATTTATGTCTGATCCAGAGCTTAAAGAGGAAGCAGTTAAAACGGCTGGATGGACTAAATCTTCTGTAGAAAAATTCGGCAATACTATTGGACATGCTCCGTCAAAGAAAGGATTCTTTGATGCTTGTGTAACTAAAATGAAAAGTAGAGTAGATGATCCAGATGGTTTTTGTGCCAGTCTCAAAGATAAGTACTATGGTACTACAAATTGGAGAGGTAAAGAGAAATGAAGTTAAAAAGATATCTCAAAGAACAATGACCACTTCAAACCATGTATGGTGAAATGTCCACAGGTGGTGGACTTGGATCAAATACAGAGTATGAACTAGCTGGTCAAAATATGGCAGAAGCGGCTCATTGTATACTTGGATCACTAGTCAAATTAACTCCTCAAACTCCGTTTTGGGTAGAGAAAGAACATATTAAAGAAGAAATGGGTATCATAGAAAGAGCTATGAAAGAGTATAGTAATGATCTTTATGTTGGTCGTGTTTTTAAAGGTGATTGGGCCGAAAAATCAATAATTTCTATTAAGAAACAAGCTCCTAAATTAGAAAAAGCGGCAATGAGCGCAAGACGTAGAATAGATAAAAATTTACCAAAGGAAATACAAGAAGTAGCTAAATATGCATATGACTTCTTAATACTTCTAGCAAGAAAACTTTTAGATAGTGTAACTGACATAGAAGAAGGAAATATGACAAACGCATATCAAAATTTAGCATTAAAATCTTCTGTTAAAAATTTACGAAAAAGAGTAAATGTTTTTTTAAAATTACCAGATGATGGATCTTTAGAAAATCCATATAATAAATAATGAAGAAAAAAGACTTAAAAGAAACTACTTGGTCTGGTGGTAATTATCCAGATGACGGTACAGGCATCGCTACAGATGACGATAGACCACCTGGAAATATTATACTTGGATCAAAGTATAAAGAGAAACCATTCTTTAACAGATTGACTAGTTTCGTTAGAAATTGGGAACCTGATTCTGGAGATTGGAAATGGGATCACTTTGAAATGGCTGGTGGTCAAGAGGACTATGATAACTACTCGCAAAGCCTACAGACTATGGCTTCTTTATTTCCAGAAGACGAATGGGAAAGGGTCTGGAGTCATATGACTCAAGTTGGTGATAAAGAAACTGATGTATCATTTGATAAAGCAGGGCAACCTTGGAGAACAGCTAAAACTGGTCAGTTAGGAAAAGATGACGTTATAGCCGCTTTACCTCCAGAAGAACTTGCAGTAGAGTCATTGCTAAAGCGCATTGATATACTTACTATGTAAAAGATGTAAGCATTATTGGGAAGACTTGAAATATTGTCCTAAAAATAAAATATTTCTACCGAAAGAACCTTGTGAAAAATTTGAAGAAGATGAAGAAAAAAATGTTGATAAATATAGGGAGGAAATTGTATGACTAAAAAAGAACAGATACTAGAGAAGTATTGGAGCAACAATAATTTCAACCGAAAAGAATTAGCACAAAAATTAAATGTAGGAGAATCCTACATAAGAAAAGTAATTAGAGGATCAAAAAAGAATACAATAAATCAAGGCGAAAAGCCTTTAGAAGAGAAACAAGAATTCAACCGCACTTCACAAAACCGAGCAACACTTAATTTAGAATCACTAACAATAACTACCTTAGAACAAGCTTTAGATGTAGCTAATGTAGATATGACTCAATGGAAAGTTGATAGATATACCATTGGATCATGGCAAGTTACTCTAAAGCTGAAAAGAGAAATAGGTAAAGATTCTAAAGGTAATCCAATTTCAGATGATTATCCTAAGACCGTTACTATGTATAAGATTCAGGTATGGTTGATTAAGCTTCACAATATGGAGTGGGTTGAAGCAATTCGATTACTTATAAAAGAAGTACCACAAATTAAAACTCCTAAAAGAATAGAACCATTTATAGAAGAGACAGATAGATATCTTTTAGAAGTAGCATTATTCGATGTTCATTTTGGTATGCTGGCATGGGATAAGGAAACTCCACATGACTATGACTTAGATATTGCTGAGAAATTATACCTATATGCCGTACAAGACCTTTTAAATAAATCCGCTGGTTATAAGCCTTCAAGAATTATATTTCCATTTGGAAATGACTTCTTGCACATTGATGATCCGACAAACTTGACTCCGCAAAATCGTAATCCGCTTGACGTAGATTCACGGTTGATCAAGATCTATCAGAAAGCTAAGAAAGCAGTAATTAGAGCAATTGATTACTGTAGACAAATAGCTCCTGTAGATGTTGTATGGATTCCAGGCAATCATGATCCCAATGTATCTTACTATCTATGTGACGTTATCTCAGAAGTATTTGCAGATGACGAACATGTGAATGTAGATGTCGGGCCGAAGTGGAGAAAATTCTATACTTGGGGAGATTCTTTATTAGTCTATACTCATGGAGTAGAAGAACCTCTTAGAGATTTACCTAGTATTGTTGCTACGGAGAAACCTAAACTTTGGGGAAATTCTAAATACAGGGAAATCCATATAGGACACAAACATAAGAAACAAGAAATGCGCTGGACTAATGTAGATACTCATGCTGGAACTGTACTTAGAATGATTCCTTCAATTGCTACAGAGGATGCATGGCACTACAGAAAGGGATACATCAAAGGTTATCATGCCGCTGAATCTTACATATGGGATAAGAACTTTGGTGTGATCGGACAATTCACTAGTTATATTGACTATCCTGAAATGGTAGACGAATCATAATGATTGGTAGAAGGATTCTTTATTGATAAATTCTTCAATATCGAATCCTTCACTTTCATAAAACATAAATCTTTTATCTCCATGCTTACGTAAATACTTCACGTTATCAACTAAATCAAATACAAAAGCTCCATCTGTTTTATCTTCATGTTGCCTTAAAGCTCTTCCTATAGATTGAAGTACTCTAATCTTACTTTTAAACGGAGCCGCTAATATCAAATATTTAAGGTTAGGAATATTTATACCTTGCTGGAAAATGCCGTATGTAGCAACTAGCGCAATATTTTTCTTAGCTTTCATTTTCAATCTCCACTCTTCCCTGAAATCAACGTCATCTGTTCCGCTAAGAAATACGGTATCTCTCTTTGTATAGTTTCCAAGATATTCTAATAACTGATTACCTTCTCTTCGATATCCTACAAGTAGTAAGACATTATGATCAACACTTTTAACTATATCCTTTATCAATTTCATTCTGAATTTAGTTTCAAATGTTTCTTTTTTTACATCTACATAGGATTCAGCTTCTATATTCGGATAGTCAATGTTTATTACTTTCACGGTGCATTTAGCTATGTATCCTTGCTCACCTAATAATCCAGAAGAGTATTCTCTAAGAATTGGCCCGATAAAAGCCTTTGTATTAAGAGTTTCCAGAATATCATTAGGCATTGTACCAGTAAAGCCAAGTCTATATCTAGCTGGTGATTTTGAGAATATCTTCTTTAACTCATGCGCTTTGACTTGGTGACAATTTCCAGTAATCATAACTTTATTATTTCTACGTATAACAATATTTCCATATGGAACTTCAACACAATATACCTTTCCTTTATATGGAACTATAGTCTTTTCTAATCTTTGAGTACTTCTCCAAGATTTCTTAAAAAAAGACATTCTATGAACACTTTTATAATTTTCACTTCTATTATCATGTTGGATATATCTATTACATTCCCATCCACCTACAGCACATATAGCTTGTACGAAATTAGCATTAGTAGAAGATGTTGTGCTATAATATAATCTTTCTTTTATACTTCCATCCCATTTTACTAATTCATTTATAAATTCATTTACGAAGTTATTATTAACTTCTTTAAGTTTAATTATATCCCATAAATTTTTTCTTATATTCTTTGGGGCTTTAACGTGAAATCTACGTGCATCTTCTTGAGGTTTTAATTCTTTCCATTCTAACTTAGTTAATTCCATAATATGAAAAAATCTTTTTATTTTTCTTTTCTTCTTAAATTTAAATTGCACTAGTCTATGATTTTTAGTTGAATTTTCCCTATGTAGATATCCATCTGCTTGAGTCATTATTATAAATCTCATAAAAGGAGTCAATTCACCTTTGCCTTTAAGATATCCAGAAACAGGAAATTCTATAGAATGATTAAATTTAACATCTTTTATTTTACGTCTTCTATTAAATCTATTTCTAGTTTTTCTATTTGTAGACCTAAAAGGTTGTTCATGGTTTGGAGTAACTAGTAAATCAGTTTGTCTTCCTTTTATATGGATTAATTCACCATCAATTTCTTTTTCTATATATCGAAAAGGTTTAACAAAATGCATGTTTCCTTTTTCATCCCACTCTGCTACTTTTTCATCATCTTCTAAATCTTTTACTAATTTCCATCCATTTTCTGTTAATATTTCGGTATCAGGAGATAAACATTCATCACCAATAATAACGTCATAGTCTTTTAAATAATCCATGTTATTTTTCAGGGATTGCCAAGTAGTAATGACTATAGTTTTAGCCCATTGAATAGGTTTATTTTTTATCTTGTCATAGATCCTACCGATATATTTTTCTTTCAATCCATATTCCTGCATATCGGTATAAAATTGTTCTACTAGTTGTTTGGAAGGAACTATAATAATTGATCTACGAACTCTAGTCACATCCCTGTTATCAAGAAGTGTCTTTATTATATAAGATATAACAAGCGACTTTCCTGATGCGGTGGCGCTCCTGATGATCCCTTTGGTGTATCTTAGACAATATTGAATAGCTTCAAGCTGGTAAGGATGTGGAGTCAAAGCTAAGTCAAACTTTATTTCTAAGTCATCTCCTTTATACAGAGCCTTTACGGAGTCATCTATTTCTAGTCCAATGTCTGGATAGTTCTTTGCTTCTCTTAGGAAGTCAGGTAGTAGTCCATATGGGAATGTTCCAGTAGGAGTAATCAGAGATGATTCTCCATTCCACATTCCAGCTTTATACTTTGGACTCCAGAAGTAACCCTTTACCTTATGGGTAAAATGTTTCTTCATTTTGGAAAGGAATTTAGGATGATTGGAAAGTACTTTAATTCGTAAATTACCGTATAATACTAGTTGTGTTTTATATGCCATTAAATGTTTTTCCTGTATTTATTTTATATATAGTTGATTGAGTAACGAATAATAAGTAGATTTAACATTTTTCCATTTTCCAAATATATTTTTCATATTCCTTGCCTTTCACGGTCTGAATAAGTTTTAATTCTCCAACCTTGCTGTTCTAATCCTTTATAACATAACTCAAAAAATCGTACCCTTACCTTTTGTTTTTTCATTATCTTCTTTAAACCAATTATTTTCTTGTCCTGTGGTAAACAATATTTTTCTATTTCTACTTTTGTCCACTCTTCTTCTTGATCGAATCTATAATATTTATATTGTTTACCCGTCAATGCGTCCATTTTTCTTTCTAAATCTTCATATATATCAAGTTCTTTGTAGTAAAGTTCTTTAAATTTTATTACTTGAAAAACATTATCTTGTAACTTCTCTTGAATATCGGTTTCATCAAACCTAACTAATTCCTCAATTGGATATTCTTCTTTCAATTTTTTAAATATCTCTTCTTCTTCACTCATGGCAGTTCTCCTATTATAGTCATTTTACAGTATGTAACATAATAACATAAATAAGAGTGATTGTAAACTTAGTATGTTTACAAAATCCAAAAAATAGTGTATTATGGTAATCAAATGAAAAAAGATTTATTATTCTCAATAACTAAAAAGGATTTAGAAGTACAAACTTTCCGTTCTGGTGGTAAAGGTGGACAACATCAAAATAAAACCGATTCTGGAGTAAGAATAATACATAGAGAATCAGGCGCTAGAGGAGAATGTAGAAATCATAGAGAACAACATAGAAATAAACAAGAAGCATTAAAACGATTATGTAATAATAAAATTTTTAAATTATGGTTGAACAGAAAAGCCAATGAAGTCATTAATAAAAAAACATTAGAACAACGTGTAGAGGAAATGATGAAACAAGATAATATAAAAATAGAAATTCAGGAAAACGGAAAATGGGTGGATTATAAAAAATAATGGAACGTGTAAATTCTGATTACTTAGAAAAAATCATTGTCAAGGGTATGACAAGTGATAAGGACTTCTTAGTTCTTGTCTCTTCTGTATTTGAAGCAAAGTACTTCGATGATCCCTATGTTAGACATGCATTTGATTTCTGTAAAGCATACTTCGGTGAAAATAATGATATTCCGTCCAAAGATACGATTATAAATTCTACGGAGGAGAATGTAGACGGATTAAGAACATTATTAACTGAGGTAGAGGAGCTTGATTTCAATGTTGCAGATGGATATCAATTTTTGTTGGATCAGTCTAATGATTATTTGAAGGAAAAGGCTCTTAAAAGTGCTATTATAGAATCTGTAGATGAAGTAGAAGATCCTGAAAGAAGAAATTCGATACGTGATAGGATTGAACATGCACTAGTCAAAGATTTGAAGATAGATTTAGGTCTGCATTATTTTGAACATCTTGCTGAAAGACTAAGAAGAATATTTACTGCAAGCGAACATAAAATACCTACATACTTTCCTGTATTCGATGAATTCATCAATGGTGGATTCCCACCTTTTACCCTTAGTATATTAACTGCAAAAATTCATGGTGGTAAAAGTAACACTATGGCTAACTTTGCGGCTAGGCAAGTTCTTAATGGGCTTAATCCAGTAGTTATTTCACTTGAAATGGCAGAAGACGCTTTTGCTCAAAGGTTCGATGGTATTTATTCTTGTATGGATATAAACAGGATGTATTTATCCAATACCTACAGAAGACAGTTAATGTCAAGATTGACAGAAACTAAATCTACAGAGGGTCGGGGGGAATTGTTCATTAAGCAATTTCCAACTGGAGATGCTTCCGTACTGGACTTCAAAATATATCTACGTGAGTTGATCATGAGAGGAGTTAATCCAGATATCCTTTATGTTGACTACATTAATTTAATGAAGACAGCTTATAAGGTAGAGAATAATTTATATTCTACAGTCAAGAGAGTCGCAGAAGAGTTAAGAGCCTTATCATTTGAATTCGAAATTCCTGTAGTATCAGTATCCCAATTAAACAGAGAAGGAACCTATATAAACTTTGAGTCATTAGACTTTCAATACATTGCTGAATCACTAGGAGTTCCTGCTACCTGTGACTTTATGGCTATCTTAGGAACGGATGAAGATCAAATGATTTATCAAAATGAAGTACTTTATAAGATAACAAAAAATAGACTAGGTGGTAGAGTTGGGCAATGGGATAAATTTTATCTTGACGCACGAAGTTTAAAAATGTATGATAGTTCCGAATTAGATCCTTGGATTGAGGACGCTGAGATTTCTGGAGATGATAGAATTTCAATAGATCAAGCAGAAAATGAGGAATAATGTTTAATAGATTACTTGGATATCTAGGTGGATATATTTCTGGAACAATGGCTAATTATGCATCTAGAAGACAAAGGGATTTATATACTCAAGCTCAATTGGAAATATTACAAACACAAGAAGCACGTTTCCATAATGAAGTATTTGAAGATGTATCATTGTCAATGTCTTCTTGGCAATCTTCAAGTTCTAGTGAAAGTAATAGTGGAGAAGAAGAAGTAGTTGCTACAGTTGAAGCAAATGCTTTAGGTATGCCATATTTTGCAAGTCTTGAAAAAAGAATGAAAGAAAAAGGATTGAAAGAGGAAGAAAAAGAATTTTTCAAGAAGGAGGATTTTGATATATGACTATAAACAACGACCTTTTTGAAGAAGTAACATCATTTGGAGATGAGTTTAAAATTATAGTTCCTAGATCAATGCCTGAATTAATGGCAAGAGAAATAATTGAAGTACAGCCAATGGATATCCCGATTAGTAAGGATTTTCTAGCACTACAAGAACAATTGGAACATGAGATAAGATTAACATTTGGATATGACGCACATAAATTAGGACAACAAAAAAAGTTTCCAGATTTTTTTACAGAAGAGGAATTTAACTTATGACTACTATAGGATATAAAGCAGATACATTATTTGATAACGGAAAAATTTATATGCCTTATATCCCACTTCAAATAGAAAAAAAGACAATTAAAGCAAGGACAAGAAAACTTAAATCTGTTTGGACATTAGAAGCCGATGATCATTTTAAAATGTATTCTGATGAGTTATATAAAGAAATAGAATTAGCTTTAATAGCAGAACAAGAATTTTTTACAGAAGAAGAATTTAACTTATAGGCCGATGGGTTGAGTTATGCCATAACGCTTGAGGAGGATTTATGTTTAAGAATAGTTTTTATGATACGAAGAAGTCTATTATGCACCTTTGGGAGCAAGTAGACGGAGAAGAAAAGGCCCACCATTCACAAATCGACTGGACTCCATATTTATACATGCCTTCAAAAAAATCGAAGATTAAAACAATCTATGGGAAATCTGTTCACAAAAAAGAATTTGATTCATACTTTGACTTTCATAAATTTCAGAAAACAAATGATGCTAGTCATCTTTTCGAAAATAGCGTGAAATTTGAAATCCAATTTCTTAGCGAAAGGTATCATGGGATACCAGATGAAGAGCTTTATGTGCCTTTATTAACTACATACTACATTGACATTGAAGTATTTACTGGAGGAGCGGATTTTCCAGATCCTAAATATGCAAAATATCCTATAACGCTTATCTCTATCAGGAATAGTACAAATTCAAAAACAATTACATTTGGATTTAACTACCTTAATAATGAAACAAGGTATACTGGTAACTTAGAAGGAGTTACATACGTACATTGTGATACGGAGCATGATCTTTTAAGAAAATTTTTCTTGTTCATGGACAAATATGACTATGATATTATTAGTGGATGGTATATTTGGAATTTCGATTTACCTTACATAATCAATAGAACAAGAGAACTTTATGGAGAACAGAAAGGAAAAGAGATGTATAAAAAGTTTTCTCCTATCGGTGTAGTAAATATATGGAAGCAAAAAATGCGTGACGAAATCAATATAGATATGGGAGGAGTCACAATTCTTGATTACTATAATGTCTACCGCTGGTATGGTAAGAAACTTGAGCGGTATACTCTGGAGTATGTATCTCAAAATGAATTAGGAGAAGGTAAATTAGATTATTCACAATATAAAAACTTGGATGATCTAATGGATAAGGATTGGAACCTATATGTCGATTACAATGTAGTGGACTGTGAGCGTGTTCATGACCTTGAAAACCAATTAGGCTACATTAGAATGATTCAAGCATTAAGTCTTCTCTGTAAGTGTCCTATGAAGTTCTACAATGCACAAACACAATTGATCGAAGGATTAATGTTGACTTACTACAGAAGGAATAACTTATGCGCTCCTCATTTCTTTGGTGGCACACAAGAGAATTTTAAAGCCGCTCATGTTAAAGATCCACAAGTAGGATTACATAATTGGGTTGTGGATGTAGATATCACAAGTAGTTATCCTTCTCATATTATTGCTTTGAACATGTCTCTTGAAACATTTGTAGGTAAAGTATCTGGTATGCCAGAGTACCAAGTCATAAAGAATACTTCCAGGAGAGAATTCGGTGAATTCAAAATGTTGAAGAATGATCAGGGAAAATGGAAAGTTATAACAGTTGATGAAGTCAAATTACAAAAATTCAATCTTGCTCTGGAAAAAGGCTTATTAGCAATTGCGCCTAACGGAGCTATATTCTCAACTAAAAAAATAGGAGTAGTAGCAGAAGTTGAAAAAGCTGTATTCTTTAAACGAAAAGAAGTAAAAGGAAAACGTGATGAATTTGGTAAACAAGCTGATGCATGTGAAGGTTTAGAACAAAAAGAATGTAAAGAACGTGAAAGAGAACTTGACTCATTACAGCTTGCTTTAAAGATTATGATGAACGCTTTTTTTGGAATTATTAGCGTACCATATTCTAGGTATTTCAATGTTCATATCGCTTCTGCTATTACCGCTGGAGGTAGACATACAATTAAAGAAGGTCAAAGGTTCTGTAATAAACTTCTGAATGAGCCTACCGATGATCTAGGCAATATTTTAAAAGATATGAAAGAAGGAAAGAGTCTTCTTAATCCGTTTATCAATCCAGAAGAAAAAGATTATGTGAAGTACATTGATACTGATTCATTATATGTAGGAATTGGCGAATGGGTTTTAGATCAGGGATATGAAGAAGTATGGAATCCTCTTGAAGACAAACAGAAAATTGCTTGGATCAAAAAAATATCTGCTAACATGGAAGAGTATATTGACAATAGAATTTTTCACGAAGTTCAACTAGGAGATTATAATTCTCAAGTACATGACTTCAAGATAGGATTCAAACAAGAGATCATTGCTAAGTCTATTCTGTTTGTGAAGAAGAAAAAATATTCTTACCACCTTGTAGACAAAGAAGGATTTGAAAAGGATGAGCTAAAAACTACAGGATTAGAAATTGTTAGATCTGATAGTTCGGAAGCAATCAGACCACGACTGAAAAAAGTTATGGAGATGATTGTAAGACAAAAAGAAGATTCAGATATAGCCGCTATTATCAGAAAATATAGAAAAGAGTTAAGAGAAATGTCACCAGCCGATTTAGCGGCAAATGTAGGCATTAACAATATCCGTAAATATTTGTCTGGTGAAACTCCGATTAAAGGAACTCCTTGGCATGTGAGAGGAGTTTGGAATTACCGAAGACTTTTAGAACAACTAGACATTAAAAATAAGTACGAAGATATCTATGAAGGGTTAAAGGCTAAAGTTATTTACGTTAAGAAAAATCCTTTTGAAGTTGATATCGTAACCTTCCAAGAATGGCCCACCGAATTTGAAGACGTAATCCAGTACGACCATGAAACCATGATTGATAAATTTTTCATTAACAAGATCAGGACGCTTTTAGAGCCTTTGGAAAAGGAACATATCATTGATCATGACGATTCCAGATTGAAGGTTTTCTTTTGAAACCATCTACCTTAAAGTAGGACAAATCGACTAAGTATCTGAATTTATAGTATATAAAAATTTGAAATGATGTCGATTTTCCTTGACATTTAATCTTATATAAGATAGAATTAGTGTAGAACAAAATGAAACAGAGAATTAACCATTAAACAGGAGAGAAAACATGGGCTGGACTTACCATCAAAAACCCAATAATGTAACAGAATGGTTTAAAGAATCCCTTACATGGGAAAATGAAAAGAAGAAAAATACCTGTATAAAAACGGCTATTAAATTTAAAGAAGCCTATGCCGCTGTGGAAACTGTAGATAAAGAAACTGGTGAGCGTTACGTATGGGCCGCTTGTTTCATGCTTAACTATACAAGAGAAGATTACTATAACTTTGGCTATAAGGATATGAGCGAAGACATGGGGCCAAATATCAGCAATTGCCCTGCTTCCATCCTGGATCTTTTGACTCCTGTAGAAGAGCATCCTATTTCCGAAGAGTCAAAGAAATGGGCCAATGCTTGGAGAGAACGCTGTAGGAAAAATCTGGCTGTACCTAAGATCAAGTTCGGAGACAAGATTGAATTTCATCAAAAGCTCTATGGTGTTCCTGACGATTGCAGAGTCTTTGAGAAGGTGCGCTACGGACGCAGACGGAATGTTTTTAAGTCTGCTACTGGCTATCTCATTCGCTTATCAAAGTCTACTTTAACTGGTTACGGATACAAACTACTGGAGAATTAAAATGTATAAACCATTAAAGCTAACGAATACCACAATTGCCCTGGAAAGTTTTGATAAGTTTGTTGAAACGTATAATCGCAAATGGGATGAGCCTAAAGAGATCAATAACAAAACGGCTTTACTTCTTTTGAAAGCCTATGAAGAAGCTGAGAACGTAGTACGTAAAGCGTTCTTTGAAGATACCAAGGATCGCAATTGCCTGGAAAATTGTATGCTGGTAGGAATCAACTGGCTCCGTGAAATGGTAGCAAAGGAAGGAAAATAAAATGGAACGTACACGTACAATGTCTCAATATACGGTTGACATAGATCTGTTAAAGGTCATGGAATTAGATTCTAAACATGAAGATGATAGGGATTGGGATAATACTCTTTTTCATCATGTAGATAAAATTAAAGGCGTTACGATGTGGTACAAGTATTCTTATGAAATATTTAAGTATGAAACAGATTACAATGGACATTTTGGATCTGTTGTTTTCATTAATCTGGATGCTGAATTTGATACTCCTGAGACTTGGGAAGTTATCGAAAAAACCATCAATGACTACATGGAAAGCTAATGGATATCGGAAGCAAAAAAGGATACCCTTCAAGTGCATTGTCAAACTTCTCTCCTCATCCGTTTTACTTTGAGGGAATTTACTGTGCAAGCATGGAAGGGCTTTTACAAGCGTTTAAGTTCAAAGACACAAACGTACAGATAGTTGTTTGTGAGCTTGTAGGGTTGAAAGCCAAGTACAGAGGGAAGAAGAGAAACAAAGCCTGGAAGAGTAGACAAACTCTCTGGTGGATGCATCAAGAATACAAAAGAGATAGTGACGAATACCAAGAACTTTTGAATAGGGCTTTTGATGCTCTGGCTAAAAATAAAAAATTTCAGAAAGCTCTGCTTGCTACTGGAAATGCTGTATTGAAACATAGTATCGGAAGCAGGGATATGCGACACACAGTTTTGACTAGAAGTGAATTTTGTTCACGTCTTACGAAAATAAGAGAAAAATTAAAGGGAGAAAAATAATGATATATGAAATCATCAAAGACCTAGAAGCCGAATCAAGTAAAAATTCTAAACTTGAAATACTGAAAGCAAACATCGACAATGACTTGCTCCGTCAGTTCTTTCTAATGGCATTAAATCCACATATGACATTTGGCATTAAGAAGATTCCTGATTATTCACCGAAAGTAGCTATTGGATCATTTCTAGGTGAAGCAATGCAAGGTCTAGATCAATTAGCCAATCGTGAAATTACAGGTAACGCAGCTATCGAACATTTGCGTCAAATTTTAAATAGCTGTTCGGCTGAACATGCTGACCTCATTTGCCGTGTTATCACCAAAGAAACAAGATGCGGTGTGTCTTATAAAACTATTAACAAAGTCTGGAAAAAACTGATTCCTGTCACTCCATATATGCGGTGTGCTTCTGCAAATGATAAGAACTATGCTCGTATCAATTATCCTGCAATCGTGGAAAAGAAAGCAAATGGCGTGTTCCTGAATACCATTGTACGCAATGGTCAGGTTGAAATTCAATCACGTAACGGCAAAGTTCTAGAATTATATAATTGTCTTGATAGTGATTTGTTAAAATTGACTGTAGACGATTTCGTAATTCATGGTGAAGGTCTTGTTTTAAAAGAAGGTCGAAAAATTGACGATGAGGATGCGTTTCTTGATCGTAAGACTGGCAATGGTATAATCAATAAAGCCATTCAAGGTACTATCTCAGTAGAAGAAGCAAACCGTATCGTGATTGAATGTTGGGATATTGTTGAATATGATAAATGGATTGAAGGTAAACAGGATGCTGTTTATCAAAGACGATTTGATTTCTTATGTAAGCTGGTAAGGTCAGGCTCCGAAAAACTAACGATCATAGAAAATCGTGTAGTTAATAATTTTGGGGAAGCAGCAAAATACTACAATGAATTACTACAACGTGGAGAAGAAGGGGCTGTACTCAAAAACTTTAGTGGTATTTGGAAAGACCATACTTCTCCGAATCAGGTTAAAATGAAGGTCAAAGATCCTGCTGATTTATTGTGTGTCGGTACATACGCACACAAACAAACAAGCGTCAAACGTGGCAAGAAAACCATCGACACTAGTAATTGGATTGGTGGTCTGATTCTTGAGTCTTCGGATGGTATCATTAAAGTTAGAACAGGGTCAGGTTTGGTTGACGCAGATCGTGAAAAAGATCCTAGTGAATTTATCGGTAAGATTATTGAACTTGAGTATAATGAAATTACGGATGATAAATCAACAGGTCAGAAATCTCTGTTTCTGCCAATCTTTGTAGATGTTCGTGAAGACAAAGACGAAGCAGACGATTACGAAACTATCTTGGAAAGGTCAACTGTAGGTAGGAAGTAAAGGAAGGATAAATAACATGAGTTACATAGAAGAATATTATAAGGTAAGAGACTATACTGATCGTCATGGAGATCAATGGGAAGAATGGATGGGTGAAGATGCTCTTGACTTCTTTTGCTCTGATTGTGGTACTCTTCTTTCTTTAGATGGTATAGGTGGGATTTGCCAGGAATGTGAAGAAGCATTTGAAAAACTTTGGGGAGAAGAATAATGAAATTATACGGAATGGAAATTTCTAAAAATAGAATATCAGAAGACGAAATAGAAATTACCGCAGATGGTAAATATGTAGGTAATATTTTTTTGGGATGGTTACGTCTTGGTGGAATGGGCTGGACGTTACATGGAATTTCAAGGACGTTCAAAACTCAAAAAGAAGCTATTAAGCGTTTACTACAATTAGAAACATGAAAGGGGATGCTCGTCCAACATCCCCTTTCGCTCCTCTTCGCATGGGAAGGGCTTCTTCACTACCACATCCCATGACTTCCTCATTACTATTTATATTTTCTTAACTGAAAATTCCTACTGTTTGATCTTTTTTATCTTCCACTTCTAAATCTTTTAATCTTGGTAGATCGGCAACGCCAAATTTCTTGTTTATTTTCTTTACTTGATCATCAGTTAATATTTTAATTACTTTCATTGCTCCGCTAATCAACCATGCTCCAGTCATATTAGGATTTGTCTTATATGTATAATGACCACCTTTAGGTATTTGATCGGTTATCTGTGCAGTTCTCGCAAGGATCTTCCCTGCTTTAGTTCTCTTCGCTCTTTTCTCTGCTTCTGCTTGCCAGTTTACATCTGCTGGTACTAGTACTTCTGCCCAAACTTGATTATCAGGTCTATAATCTGGAGCTTTCAATTTATTATTAGACTTACCACCAATATGTGTAGCTATAGGCATATTACCTGAGTGCCAGCCTGGTCTAAAAGCAAGAGCGCCTATTTTAGATTTTACTTTCCCACTTGCCAGTAGTGATCCAACATCGGCTTCAATCCATTTGCCTATAGGTATTTTGTCTTTCGCATTAACAAATAAAGGAAATAAACTTCCACCTTTTCTTATAAAAAGTTTATATGCCTTGACTGTTTTTTTAGGAACTGTAGTTAAAGGATTAACTTTTTCGTTTATATCTAGAAAATGATTACTATCATAATCTTCTGTATGTAAATAATTTTTAAATTTCATAATTTTAACTTACCTTTTTTAGTAGTTCGTTTTTTTCGATAGTACCAAATATTTCCGTAGCCACCAGATGATCTAACAGGTACAAATTCAGTAGGAGTATAACTAGGAGCAGGAGAATTAAAATCTAACTTAGGATAACAAGGAGTACGATGGTGGATCTGCTTTAACTCTCCTCCGCAAGTGCAAGGATGGTGAAGTTTAAGAAAATGATCATAAAACTTTTTACATTTCTTACACTTGTATTCGTACATTTCTCCTCTATTTAATCATTTTTTGAACAGCTATAGATATTTCCCCTTGTTTATCCATTGACAGATTTTTGAATTCTTTAATTTTCATAAGTTGATTATAAATCTGATCTACTAATTTGTTTCCACCTTTGCCATATTTTTTATCTAAGTCGCTTTTCATGCTAGCGGCTCTTCTACTCATAATACCTTCGTCAATTTTTTTATCTATCTTATCTAAGATCTCACTCATATATCCCTCTCAACCGTTTTTCAAACGGAGTCATTAATTGAATATCTTCTTTCTTAAACGGATTCTTTTTCTTTTTCTTCTTACCATTCTTCTTCGGCTCTTCCTCTTCCTCTGGAGGATCTTCTTCTTCTTCCTCTTCTGGAGGTGGTTTCTCTTCTTCTGGAGGTGGTTCCTCTTCTTCTGGTGGAGGATTAGCTTTATCAGGATCATCGTCTTGAGCTTGTTCGGGTGGGATCTCCTGTTTGGTCTTAACTGGTTTTGTTTCTTTATCTACACTACCCCATTTTTTCTTCTTATCTCGTAGATCCGCTACTGTAGCGTCATTAGCGTCATTCTCTTCTTTACTTTTCATTGCTTCTAACGCTTTATTAATTATCTCTATATATCGTTTGACCTTTTCAGAAGCATAATCTCCATCTACTTCTGGTTCTGGTAGATCTAAAGCTTTAGATACCGCATCTTCATTTATAAATTTTTCTAGTCTCATTTTAAAACACTCCCTTGTGTGCCTTTGCCTGGAACGTGAGTAGGAGTTCTAAAAGTTACCATTTGTGTGCCACCTAATTTACGTGGCTTTTCACTTCGCATGAAAACTTTACCTCCAGAGTCGATTGCAATTGAGCTTACTCTTCCTCCACCGTTGTTATCATTTCTAGTCAAAACTCTTACAGACCAACCACTACCCAATGTTTCAATATAAAAATTCTTTTTAGACATAACTTCTTTTGCTTCTTTCGCTTTCGGATTTTTATCAGTAGCGGCATCGGCAATGTTTCTAATTTTATCTTGAACTTCTGGAGAGTTTGGTTTTAAGTAAACTATTTTATCTAGTCCTTTTTTCTTTAGAAATGATTTTACTTTTTTAGCGGCTTTAGCTACATCGAAGTCACCTTTAAATCCATCCCAAGGCAACATCTTGTAAAGCTCAGAGCTACCAAACATCCATTTAGTTCTAGCTTGTTTAATGTTTACTTCCTTACCAGATAACTTACCAATCCATCCTTGACCTTTAGGTTTGACATCCCAACCGCTTCCAGCATATCTATTTTCCTCAAAGTCAAGTCCAGCGGCTTGTAATGCTCTAACCATTTTAGCTTCAAACTTTTTTCCGACTTTACCCCAATCTTCTACAGTCTTTTCGTCAAGTTCTCCATCTATAATGTCTAGGTCTTCATATTCCTCTAAATGTTGTTTGAATTTCATTTTGAATATTCCGATTCGCCTTTTTTAATTTTAATTGTATCTCCATCAGATAAAGTAGAAGACCAATCCATAAGAAGACCTTTAATACCTCTATTGTCTTTTACGAATTCACTAGCTAGTTCTCCACCTTTATTTGATAAAGTTACCCAAAACCCTCTTAGCATTTTTCCTTCATTAAGGAATTTGTCAATTTTTTCTATAGTCATTATTTCTCCTATGCGTACCAGCTTTGATATTTAGGTTTACCATCCCATAAAGAAGTCCATCCATACTTAGATGGAAGATAAGGTTCACCATTACTCATACCAATTCTTTTAGTAACTGCTGGCCCTGTGAATTTTCCTTTTTTTGGAGTTGACTCACCACTCATAAATCCAGTCTCTTTAATTTTTCCTGCAATCGGTCTTACCTTTACTGACTTTCCAGTTTTGGTAAGTGCTGTAACCTGATACCAATCTATGTTAGTTTGATCATAACCCCATGAGTTATAGAATATATCTCCAACTTTTACAGGCGAATCAGCTTGCATGGACTTTGCCATTTTACTAGATTTCTTTGGTTTACTATCACCTCTAATTGTAGTGAACCCTTTAAAATCTTTTGGAACTTTTCCTCTTTTTTTCAAAAGATCTATATCAGCTTGAGTCAATTCAGTCAAGTATTTTTCTACTAAATTTTCAGTCATAATTTTTCTCCTTAAATTACAATCTTATCGTCCATCTTTGTTCTATCTGCTCCTTTGAGTTCCATAATAGTCTTTGCCATACGTCTATCACCAAACCACCATGTTACACAAGATACAGTTAGATAAATTACTATGGAAGTAGTGTCTTGAAAAATTTCCATTGCTTGAGTAGCAGTAATTTCAGTTCCACTATTTTGCATTATTTTCCATGCCATGAGTGTAACCCATGTAGTTACACCACATAGATACACGGTTAATGACGGTCTAATCATTCCTTTAATGAAGTCAACAAATCCGAATAGAAAAGAAATTAATGTAGCTACTGGAACTGTGAATAATTTCCAAGAAAGGAATTTGCGTTCCTTTGCAGGAATTATAGTTCCGTCTTTTGTTGTCTTTTCACTACTACTCCAAGTAAACAGATGACCTTCAATATTTAAGAGATTATCAATCCACTTGTTACTGAATAGTAATTTGTTTCCTTCTTTAAGACTTTGCATATAGGCATCCGAATCTTTAAGATCAATTGCCCCTTCTACTTGAGATTGAGTTATTTTGATATTGGCTTTTGCTTCCATTATCATAGCTTCTGTTTCCGCTGTAATAACTGCAATCTCATGTGCTTGATTTGCTACTTGTATTTCTTTTTGTAATCTAGCATGTTTCAGTTTGAACCAACCACCGACTACATTACCTATTAAACCTGTCACGCCACCTAATATAGTTTCTAATAACATAACATCCTCCTTCTACTGATTATCACCACCTAAAACATTTAATACAAATGGTTTATCATTCATTGCGTGTCTAAACTTTCTTATTGTTACTCTGGAGCTTAGTATTGCTCTTTGCTCTGAAAGGAATCCATGAACCTTTCCTAGTAAAACACATCCGTTAACGTGAGTCTTGAATCCCTTACTTCTATCTCCAGCCCAATTGCCAGCATGTATAAGGATATAACTCCTATTTGGAACCTTTGTTATATGATATGTAGATCCATACTTAGGAGATTGACGAATGACTACATTGTATTCTCCTGATGGTATACATGATATACTTTGCCGATTTTCCCTCCAAGGTAATTCTAATGTCTTACATACAAATCCGTCTGTAATTAACATTCCTTCTGTACCTTGATTACTAGTACGTGTCCTTAACAAATATACAGTTTTCATTTCTCACTCCTTATTCTATCTCATGATTTTTCATGAGTTCTGGTTCACATGAATCCACCGTAGTACTCTTACCAAGAATAGAATTTCTTAAAGATAAAATCATAGTTCTGTCATTGTCTATAACTTGTTTGTAATATGATCTAACTGACTCCGCTGATATTACTATTGGTTTTTCGGTTTCAATTCCAATACTGAAAGACCAATTGTAGTCATGATTAATGTGAGCATTAAACCATTTTATAGAAATAACTTCTCCTTTTAAAGTCATTATATCGTTGGTGTACTCATTAAACCTAGATGCATCTTCTGTATTAGTTGATATAGCCTGATGAATAGCAGAAATGGAATTAGCGTCTTCCGTTTTTATAAAATCTAGCCAGCATTTACCTAAAATATCCTTATGAGTATCAAAGCCCAAAGCAAAATATAAACTGTAATTAGCGAATTTAATATTCATCTTATCATCTAATACTAGTACATACATATTAGCAAAATTCATCATATCCCAAATTGCTTTTCTTAATTGATCGGCTTCTGACATATTTGCCCCTCCTACGATTTTATTAAATCTATAATATCCGAAAACTTCCATAATAAACCTAGTAATCCAATAATTATAGTTCCAGATAATCCAAATGCAATATATACTCTATTTTTAATTTTATTATGTTCTTTTATTGATTCTGTATTATGATCCGATAGCTTTTCTTTGAGTTTATCAGTTGTGGTGTTTAATTTATCTCCGCTATCAGTTAATTTATCGGAACATTCATCTAATTTTGTAGTTATTCCTTGAAGAGCGGTACAGGTAGACATTTGTTTTCCAGAGATTTTATTTTGATTTGCTACTACTTCCGTCAATAATTTAGTCATCTCCGTTTGCTGATCTAAAACAGTTTTATGCAATAGAATCATGTTCTCATAACTATCCATATATATTTTTAAATCATTCTTAGTTATGTCTTCACTCATATAAAATTATTCTCCACTTATTTAAATAAGAGTATTCTAATAGTTATTTATAAAAAAATATATAAACGAAACCGAAAATATATATAAAAAAATATAAATATTAGTAATATGGCAGAGCTTATTAATAGAATAGATAGCTACTTGGATATTCAATCCAAGAAAGAGCGTATAGAGGAATCCCTACATATATCTTCGGATATCAAAGAAGTAGTTGATTTGATTAGCAAGTCAGATAACAAAGAAGGGATTTTAAGATTACTGGATAAAGATATAAGACAAGAAGTAGAAAAGCTTATAGAGGGAGGATTACTATAAAATGAGTGATAAATTAAAAAATGCTTTGGATGAAGCCGCTAAGAAAAAGAAAGAAGATAAGAAAAACGGTAAAGGCAAAATGCTTTCAGAGCTTCATGCGTTAGACGATAAAATTGAAGACTTCATTCAAAAGCTAGAAAAAAAAATTGATGCGGTAAAAGATAATCCTATATTTGTAAAGAAAGCTTTTCAATTACTAGCTGACATGAGCAAGGAATATAGCGAGTTTATAGCCGCTCTAAGAGCTATTGTTAATGCGATAGATCGAAAAGGAATGACTCTTCCGAAAGAAAATCCAATTGGAAAAGTAAGAGATGTCAATTCCAGGAAAACTAATCCAGAAGATGAATTTGGACAACCACCTCCAGAAGAAGGAGGAGAACCACCTCAAGAATCCGTTCCACCTAAAGGAGTTAAAGAAGCATTAACTTTAGAACCAAAAAAATGCAAACAAAATGAAAGCATTAGAGAAGCATTAAATGAAAAAGATAAATTTACTTCTAAGACAGCAAAAAATTTAAAGGTGAATGATATAATTAATAAAGTTGGTCAAATACAATCTATTTCTAAACAAAACCATTTGATAATTGTACATACATTAGGAAAAAAAGGAATGATAGTTAAAAAAATATACGATGAAAAGGAATCGGTAACAATAGTAGATTTATAATGGATATACTAGATAAGATAAATATATTATTAGGAGAACGTATTGGCCCACGTAGCAAGAGAAAGCTATCTGGAAAAGCTTCCGCTGGTAAGAAGTCATACGAAAGAAAAAAATATCGAATGACTAAGCATAAGAAGAAATCCAGCAAGGAAAGATTAGAGAGATCAGCAGAAGGTGACAAAAGAAAAAAACGTAAAATGAGACAACCAGATAGAACACCAACTGGTAAAAGACAAGTAAGATATCATGTATAGGGAGGAATCATGGGGAATACAGTACTAAATAAAATAGATAACTATATGGAAGAAATGGAAAAGAAACATCAGAAAAATAAAGCTGGTAAAGAAGTAAAATTTTTATACGTGACAGAAGAAGAAGAAAAGAGTACAGAATACCAAGCTTATTTCAAGAAGATGCTGAAAAAATATGGAGTAGATGAGCCTGATAAAATTCCAGAGAAGGATAAAAAGAAATTCTATGATGAAGTAGACAAAGGCTGGAAAGCTAAGAAAGAAACTGATTAAGGAGTAATTATGAAGATACAAGACAAGATAGAAAATTATCTAACAGAAGATGAGGATCTTTTAGAAGAGGACGATGATTTTTCTGGTGACGCTGAATTAATGGATAAGATGTTTGATTTTATTACTAGCTTGGAAGATCTACCAGAAGACAAACAAATTGAAGCGGTAGAGATCATAAATGAAGTTGCTCCAGCGGAAGTAGATGAAGCTATATCTGCTAAAAGAGTTAAAATCAAACCAGCCGAAAAGCGGAAACGTAAAAGAGAATACCGAAAGAAAAGAGCTAAAATGAAAATGAAGGGTAGACGATTTCGTAGAACTGCTAAATTCAAGAAGTGGCAAAGAATGAAGAAGAGAAAGGCTAAATCAGGTAAGACAGCCACAGGTAAGAGAATTAGAAAATTCATCTAGGAGAAAAACAAATGGATCTAATAGAGAAATACATGGGGTCAAAGGGAATCTCAGTATATGATAATGGAGGTAAAACGGCTGATAGATATACTGTAGTCATTGGAACTGATGTATATGGTATGTCTGATAATGCTACTGCTCCTAATGGAGTAAATATGTATGTTGGAGAAATTGGAACTGATGTTCATCCTGATTTTATAAAGAGCATGAAAAAAGTAAAAGTTAATTCTTTACCTCAAGCAGTACAAAAAGCCATTAAACAAAGAATGAAAATGGGTTAAATAATATGTATGTTAAAAAATCGAAAACTAAGAAAGAATGAAAGACATTTCATTCCTAATAACATAGAAAAATACGTAGGTCAATATCCGATAGTATGTAGGAGTTCATGGGAGTATAGATATTGTCAATGGCTAGATGTAAATAAAGCCGTTTTAGAATGGTCTAGTGAAGGACATTGTATAAGATACCTTGATCCTTTTCAGCCAAATAGAAGTAGAAGATATTTTCCTGATTACTACATATGCATATGGACAGGAGAAAGTAAGAAGAAATTTTTGGTGGAGATAAAACCAGAAAAGGATTTAAAACCTCCTCCTAAAAATTCTAAAAGAAGTCCTAAGACGCTCCAGATAATGGAGCATACATATATAGTCAATCAAGCTAAGTTTAAAGCCGCTATAGAATATTGCGGAAAAATGGGATACGAATTTAAGATCCTTACAGAAAAACAATTATTTAGAGACAAGAGAGGATAATATGCCTAATTTAATGGATAAGTATATAGGGGAAGCAAAGAAGAAGAAACCTATTCCTAAAGTCAAAGGAAAAGGTAAATATAATTTCGGTATAAAAAATGATCCTAATGGATGGTATCAGCAACCTTCAATGATGGGGCATAGGTGGTCTGGTGAAACTTTAGATGCCTTAGAAGTAGTTCTTAATACATATAGTAAATCTAAAATGCAAAAATGGATCATAACTAGTGTTTATGGTTCTCCAGCAGATTTAAAAAAGGTAGATGGAGAAAATAGTTGGCATTACTTCAATAACATAACTAAAAAGGATATTGCTACTTTGCAATTTGTTTTACGTAAAGCGGATAGCATGAAGAAAGACTATAATGCTCTATTGAATAATGTTTCAAGAAAAACTGGTATGCTAAAGAGCCGTTTAATATGGGCTTTAGAAATACTAGCATATAAATATGATAAAGAAAGATATCTTACTTCTTATATAAAAACTTTTGGTTTTTACGGCTTGCCTAGAGAAGAAGCAATGGAAAGGTTTGAAAGATATCACAAAGGAATAGCTAAAAAGATAGACGGACAAAGTAAAGCTTTGATGCAATAGGAGGAATTATGTCAGCATTAGATAAGATAGAAAAATTTTTAAAGGAAAGTGATTTTGCGGCTAAGTTTCCTCAAAACACTTCAAAGTATAGAGGACATCGACCAGTACAGTTTATGAAATGGTGGGAGAACTACAGACCTGGAGATAGAGTTAATATAAACTTTGGTGAAGAAGGAATTGAAATATTTGGCACAAACTCAGAAGGTCAATTCGCAGGAGCTAAAGCAGAGAAGGAATTTTTCATTGAAGATCCAGAAGAAATGGATATGTTCAAAAGTTCCGAAGGTGATATTTGGAATTTTGTATAAAGAAGTAAAAGTATTTGTAGTTATAAGTACAAAGCTTTGTATATGAAAATACAAAAGGAAAAATGTTATGATTAGGCAACACCCCAAAAAAAGATTCGAAGGACTAGAATGGAAAAGTGGATACTTCTACACTTTTAAATACAAGGGATGGGAGAATGATCCTAAACCTCATATAATTTTTATGTATGCCTATTCAGGATTCCATCCGAATACTGGTAGAGAATGGAGATTTTTTCAAGGAATTAACTTCTCATATATACCTAGAAAAGTAAGAAGAAGATTTATGAAAACTTACTTGAAGGCTAGAGAAAAAAATACTAATATGAAATTTGTTTGGGATGACGTAAAAAGAAGATATCCTTGGTTAAAGATTGCTGTACGTAGATACTTTTATAGCCCTGGATCTTACATAGTAACTCCTAAAGAAATTCCATTTGAAGACGCTGAAAGGATTATAGTAAGTACATGGCAAAAAGATTTTAGTAAGAAAGCTATTACTGCAATAAGATCAAAATTTAGATTAGGGAAGAAGAAAAAAACTAGAAAGAAGAAAGTTCTTTCTGAAAAGAGATTTAAGAGTCCTAGATATTGGACTCATAAAGATACTCCAAGACAACATGGATTATAATTATGGATAGAACCTATCAAGAACTTACTTTAAATGATCGAAGATGGATAAAGATAAATATTACTAGAGACAATGGGGAAGGTTATGCTCCTAGTGCGGCAAATTATGAAGTTAGGGGATCGCAAAAACAAAATATTTTGATTCCAAGTACTCCAGCAACTATAAATGGAAACCAAATTTCTGCCAGACTGACAGAAACAATTACTGCATCTGCCGCTGAATATGATCTTATTTGGGAAGTGAAGAAAGACGGAGATACTAATTTCCATTGTACTGAATTGCTGGTGGAAGAATGTTAAGAGATTGTATAAATTATTATAATGATACAGAAGTACTTCATTTTGAAGTATGTCAAAGAAGTAGTAGTTCTTCTTCATCATTTTCTGTATCAAGTTCAAGCAAAAGTTCTACAAGTCAGAGTAGCAGTAGTGTATCCTTTCCTTTTAGGTGGCAAGATGATAATCCAGACCTTTGTGAAGAAGCGGCAAACTTAGATTGCTAGGAGAAAAAATGAGATTAAAAAAATACTTAGTAGAAAGTTATGGAAATCCGAAAGCAGGAGATAAAGTTTTATATAATAATAAAAAATTAACTATAAAAAATGTCGGATCGGGGTTAGGACATGATAAATATATAAGAGTACGGTTTGATGGAGAAAAAAGTGATAGAGATATCAAGATGACTGATTTTTTCAAGCCACAAAATAAGATCAAACTGCTTGAAGGATATACAAGGATGCCTAAAAATCAGATACCTCCTGCAATGATATCCAAAAAACATTTGAAAGCTGGTGAAAGAAATAAAGTAAACAAAGATATACAAAAACTTCTTAAACCAACTTACTTTAAACAAATTCCACTAGACAAACTTTTCAAGATTATTGAAAAGCATAATATGATTGTACTACAAGAAGACATGACAGAATGGAGTGGATTCTTAATGGGTGGAGTAAAAGAAACTGAAATGGTAAACTTTACTCTTGGATGGAAACATGATGAGAGTGGACTTAAAAGTTTCAAAACATATATGGCTGTTCCAAATGCTATGCTGGTATTGACTTATTATAAAATGCCAGCATCAGGAAACTATGAAGTAATTTCTTATGTTAGTTAAAAATGTGAATAGGAGTTAAAAATATGGCTTTATTCGGAAAAAAGAAGAAGAAACACCTGTAATAAAAG